TTTACCGGCACTGCTTGGGCTGTGTTCTGAAGTGTGCCAACCTGATAATAGACTTTGATCGCTTTTGTCGGGTCTTGCGGGTCCTGCTCAATGAAACACTTGTCAGATGTTATTACGTCCAAAACAACCCGCTTATCGGTCGGGTGCCAGTGAATAGCAATCCCCACCTTGCCGGTCAAATCTGCCATTCGATCTGATATAAGCAGCTTTTTCCAGAGTTCACAAGCTGCGAATATATCATTAGCCTTCGCCTTCTGTGCATCCGTGCCGTCAATCTGGACAGTTACCGGCTTAGTGAATAGAATGGCTGTATCGTCAATAATGGATCGCACCAAGTCCAGCTTTTTAGCATACTCTTTGATGTCGTTCCATGTTTCGGGATAAAGCAGCCCGATCTTTTCAATAACGTGATCAAGCTGATTAAAACAGTAAAACTCTATCGCTTTTGTGGCATCCTTGCGTCTCTGTATATCGTCATTAACCTTAGCTATCCGCTGCTGTGCCGCTATATCGTAAGCCATTTACCTATCCTATCCTGCCATGTTTTGGTGTAAATATTAAGTGTTTATATTTCTGGAAAACTGGATAAGTCGCAGCATCCAGCATGTGTGTCAATGTTTTATCAGTTTTATCAAGTTCGCCATGCTCATCAGTAACGCACATTTCTATGTCCTGTATAAGGTTTTTGCAATTACTGCAAAGTTTCCAAAGCCCTTTCTGAAATGCCATATTAGCTATTTTAAGCCGGCTGGAAACAGGCGGGTTGACAGTGCCAATAATAGTGCAGCCATATTTCCTGAGAATGGCGATGTCAGTAATATTGCTCTGTGTTTTGCGAGCAATTCCTGTCATATCCGGTGCTATGGTGATAGTGTGGATTTTGGCAACTGTGCTGTCAACATTGCTCTGATACCACAGATTTGGGTATTTCTGCAATAAAAGCATCATGGCTTTATCTGTAAAGCTGCCATATCCTTCGCAGCCACCCGCATTGCGAATGTAAAGCTCATCAAACGTGATAAGGTTTTTGTCTTTATCCTCAAAGCTGATAGTAAGGCAAAATGGGTTGACATTGAAGTCCATTCCTACTATGAGATTGTGGGGAATATCAGCGGTGTCAATAGGTGCAATAAGCATTTCCTCACGATAGTTATACATAGCTCGCAAGCCAGCCAAATTGACATACTGTCCTTTGATATACATTTGGACGTGTGCTTCATCATAGCACTCGTAAAGGTCGGCAATGAAGGAATCCGGCAAAGACTTATTGTCCTCTGTGCAGGCTGTGATCTGGCATATCTTGCCTGTCTTAGATAGCTCATAAACATACTTATGTCCTTCAGGCGTTGTGGTTATGGATAACGTCCCGTCTTTAGCTCCCCTAAGCCTTGCCAGCGCACGTGTCCAGATAGCTTTCTGTCTGTCTAATGCTATAACATCAAACTCATCAAGAATGCCGTCTGTGGCTGTGAAACCGATAAGGTTTTTATACTTCTCTAAGCTAATCAGCTTGATAGTGCCACGCAGTTCAGGTGTGTCAATTATGATGCTGTGGTGCTGTTTATCCTCATGGTATTTGATCCGGTATTTATCAAGGGTTTCTAAAAGTTCAATGTAATAGGTTGAATAAATTAAATCATAGGTCGGTGCTGCATAAAAGATAAAGGCTTTGCCATGCCTAAGTTCAAGCAGGTAAAGCGTGCGCATCACATTGCTGTAGGTCTTGCCGGAGCCATAGCCCCCACACAAACACATTCTTGGGTGCTTCCCAAAGACATATTCGTATTGGTGTTTGTATAGCCCAACGACCGCTTTAACCTTCATTAGATCGTTTTCCATTCAAAGCTAACTGCTTCGGGCTGGGTGTTATCGCTATTGTAGTCAAGCCGGTTATATCCCCTGCACTTGCCCTTGTTATTCAAATAGTAAAATATCGCTTGTAGTTCGTCTCTTTTAATGGCAAGAAATAGCTTGCTTTCGGCAAAGTCAAGGGACATTTCAAACACATCATTAACCGCTTGCGCATACTCTGGATCGTCTTTTAGCCAGTTGTAATGTTGCATTCTGCTAATTCCAACCGCTGTTGCTGCCTGTGTAACGACACCAAGCGTCTTTTCCAGAGCTGCAATCATGGCTCTTTTTTTAAGTGTCAAGTCTTGCTTTGTGTCAAGCACTGCCTTGGACTGTTTTGCTTTGGTTTGCTTAGGCATTAGTGATACAGCGTCCTTTGATAATCCTTGACTGCGGGATAATCACAAAATGGTTTAATTCCAGCTTTGGGGAATTTGGTTATGCTTTCCTTTAGCTTATCAAGCTGATCTGGTGAAATCTTGCGCGGATTCCGTGTTTTGAATTTAAGTTGCGAAACTTTCATGTCAAGCCATTTATCTCTGCCTGTGTAACCTCTTGGTATTTACTGCAAATGAGGTTGTCGAGGTCAACATAGATAAGCTTAGTGATAATAGCGCACTCCTTTCTAATAGCGCAAGTAGCGCAGCATTTCGATTTGTCTAAACGATCGGCTTGGAGCTTCCTGATGTTCATGGTGCTATTTTTTAGCGGGTGGTTTAAGCTGTCAAGGTTTTTTTTGGCAAACAGAAAAATATATCATCTTTGCGATAGCAAAGTGATACTTGCTTAGACCGAAGGTCAAGCAAGCTGTGATTTTGGTTTTTACTATGGCTTTAACTGTAGCTTTAACTATAACTATAATTACTTGATTTTTGCTTGACGTTTTGCTTGACGTTTTTTCAAAGCACTTGCTTGGCTGTTTGCTTGGCGTTTTGCTTGAACATTAATTATTTTTCTACTTTTGTAGATTTCTCTTGACAGATTTTACTGGTTGCGTTTTAGTGGAATCAGAAACCTAAAGGAGGTTTTAACAAATGACTAAGCTATTAACAGTAAAAGAGGCAGCCGATTTTATGCAAGTCGAAATGAGACTGCTATACCGGCAAATCAAAACAGGCAAGATCCCATTTTACAAAATAGGTAGAGCAATAAGGCTTGACATTGCTGATCTTGAAACATTGAAAACAGGTGGCAAAGATGGCAGCAGAGAAGATTAAACCTTATCACTGGTGGAAACATACTAACTGCCAGAGACACACAATGCCAGCTCGCAGGTTTGAAATCAAGTATGGCAAAAACATAGGTTATGGAATCTATTGCAAACTGCTTGAAATTATCCTGTTTTTGGAAGGCTCACTAAAAAGAAAAGACGTAATTCTTTATTGTGAAGAATTCGGCATGAGCGAAAAAGAACTTTTAGATGTGTTGGATTATGGCCTGTCTTGCGAGGTTTTTTATGAAAATGGAGAAGCTTATCACTGTGAATTCATAGACGAAGTTTATGCTCATGGTGTGGCCATTTCAGAAGTCAAGTCAGATGCAGGAAAAACAAAACCTCAGGCAAACGATGTAGCAAACGATGTAGCAAACGATGTAGCAAAACCGCAAGCAAAGCCTAAAAAAGAGCCAGTCGCAGAAAGCGAGGACATTCAACGGCTGCGTGGGTATGTAGCTGCTATTATTGCAGATTTCCCAGATAGTAAGAATAGCAAGAATGAGCTTACAGCAGATCAATACCAAAAACTGATAGACAAGTATGGATATTCTAAGCTGGTGGTAATGCAACGAATTTATTTCGAGTGGAAAGTCAGCAGGAAAGAAAAAACCAAAACCACAGACTTTGGAACACTAAATAAAAGTGATGGTTGGGTTGTTACCGAAGCTGATAAACACGAGCCAGAGCCAGAGCAGGAGCCAATAAGCGCATACGATAACCCGATATGGGACAGACCAGAATGGAGTAGCAAATATCCCAAGCCAAAGAATTACGATAAGATGAGCCAGCACGAAGTTGATAACTACATTCATCTTTACAAATATGAGGAAAGCGAAGCCAAAAGAAAAGCATTCTTGGAAGCGCAAGCAGTGCAGAAAGCCAAAGAAGCAGCCGAGGAAGCAGAGCGCCTTCGTTGGGATTATCCATTCCCCAGGCCTGAGTTTTGGGATGGTATGTCAGAGCCTGCCAAACTTGCCTATATTAGCAGGAACACGCAAGCAGAGGAGGTTACCAAATGAAGTCAATACCATATCTGATTAGCAGCCTGTTATGCGCAGAAAGCGATCCTGTGATTATCAATACCGTGTTTGAACTGCTAACGCCACAGGATATAGGCAAAACACACGGAGCGCTGTATAGCCTGCTTTTGGATTGCTGGACCCGGCATAAGGTTCTGGAGCCGGTTGCAATTCATATTGAGATTTTAAGCCGATATCCTGATGAGCAACACAGGAACAACCTAATAGCACAGTTACACGAACTATGGGGCTTGGTTTGCCAGCCGATACTTTGGCATCACTATTTGAAGCTGGCTTTGTGGGAAGTCAAGATCATGAAGCTGAAAGAGGTTGGCAGCAAGCTAAACACTACAAATGATCCTAAAACGGTTGATGATTCGCTTGGGGAGATTTTAGTCAATATCAATTCAATCATTCAAAAATACCGGCTTGCGCAGCATGAAACCCTTGATAGCATAACTGATGAATACCTGCAATATATTGATGATGCTATCACCAACCAAAAGCAGAACATTATCAAGACTGGTTACTACTACGAAAGCAAGGTCAACGGATTTCGCCCAGGTGATTACATTATCCTTGCCGGACGACCTAAAATGGGGAAATCTGCTGTGGCAAACGCCATTGTTGCCAGAGCATTAAAAGCCGGAAAACGAGTAATGCTGATCAACAACGAAATGGATAAAGTCCAGGTAGAAAACCGGCTTTATGCCTGCCTTTACGATCTGATGATGGACAGCTTGCAAAACCCAAGTAGCATGACAGATTATCAAATCAAACAGTTAATGGGATGCACAGAGGAATTTCGCAAGCTGCCATTGCACTTGTATTGTTTCAGGTTCAAAAATCCTGCACAAATTGAAACAGAAGCACGCAGGCTGTCAGCACTCGGCACACCTATTGATCTGCTTGTAATCGACCATTTAGGGCTGTTTATGCCTAATCAAAAGACAACCGGCACTTATGAGAAGGTTTCAGTTTTATCATGGGAAGTTAAGATGCTGGCAGCCGATCTTAATGTGCCAGTATTAGCTTTGGCACAGCTAAGCCGCAAATGTGAGGACAGACCGAATAAGCGCCCCACTGCTTCTGATTTGCGGGACTCGGGTTCACTGGAACAGGACGCAAGCGCTGTGATGCTAATATACCGTGATGAATATTACAACCCCAATACCACCGAAAAAGGCGTTTGTGAAATCAACGTGGCTGTCAATCGTAATGGCAAGACAGGTGTGGATAAGTATCGCATTGACCTTGATCGGATGAGTTTATATGATTTAGACACAAGGAGTGAAAAATGATTAAACCAATAACTAATGACGTGGCAGGATTTAAGAAGCTAACAGGTATTTATGTAAAGCCCACCAAAGAAATCACCATCAGCCGGATATATTCTATCCTTGTCAATCACGGCAAAGATCGGGCTTGGCTATGGTTCTGGCTGGAGGACAACGGGTATGAGACAAATTTGAAGCGCTGCACTGAGGCACAGGTTGACGATGTTTATGCCAAGGTTAAGGAAGTGCTGCACGGGAGGGGGATATGAAGCCTTATCACGAAACCGATCTAAAGCCATGCCCATTTTGTGGCGGGATAGCAGAGCTTATTTATGCAACTATTGATTGTGGTGATTATCCAAATGAATACCAGTATTATGTCGAGTGTTCAAATTGTTATGCCAATACACGAGCTTATGATTATCCAGACATTCCTGGTGCTAAAGAATATGCAATAGCCTCATGGAACACAATGCCGATAGAAGATAAATTAAAAAATGTTAAACAGGAGGTATCATGATTGCACCATATCATATTAGCGAATATGGAGTATTATATCACGGGGATTGTCTTGATATTATGCCAATGCTGGCAGATAAGAGTATTGACATGGTATTATGTGATTTGCCTTATGGAACAACTGCTTGTAAGTGGGATACTATAATACCTTTTGAGCCTTTGTGGGAACAATATAAACGTATTATTAAAGACAATGGGGCGATAGTGCTAACTGCTTCACAACCTTTTACAAGTGCTTTGGTGATGAGTAATCCTGATATGTTTAAATGCACCTGGGTATGGAATAAAACTAAAGCAACTAATTATGTAAAAGCAAGACAAATGCCAATGAAATATCATGAGGATATACTTGTATTTGGAAAAAATAAACTTGTCTATAATCCACAGATGGAAATAGGAAAACCTTATGTAAAAAAAGCTGTAAGTGTAGCTAAAGAAGGAACTGTGTTTATTGATACAAGAAAGATTGGAGATATAAATATAAATACAGGAACAAGATTTCCATCTTCAATAATTAAAATATCTAATGATAATCATAACTCTTTACACCCAACCCAAAAACCAGTAGCCCTCTTTGAATACCTCATTAAAACTTATACAAATGAAGGAGATTTAGTTTTAGATAATTGTGCTGGCTCAGGAACTACTGGGATAGCTTGCATTCGGCACAAGCGCAGATACATAATGATTGAGAAAGAGGAAAAGTATTGTGAAATATGTGTAAAAAGGATTGAATCAGAGCTACAGCAGATGGATATAGAGCTATGACCAAGCTCCCCTTCTGCCCGCACAGGCGCAACTCCGGCATCGGCCATGTGCAGTTTTGCGATAAGTTAACGCTGAAATCCGGTGTCAAGGTTCAGTGCGAATTGGTTGTTCCCGAAGCCTGC